CTGGAAAGGTTTCGCGAGCGGCTTCGCTACGGCTGTGATTGGTGTTGCGGGGCTTGTGGCGCTTATCAACTATTTAATTCAAATTGCCCAAGCAGTGAAGTCATGATGGGATGCTCTTAAATGACAAATTGGTTGAAATATGCCGCTGTCACGATGCTTGTATTCGTGGTGTTTTCGGCGGGCTATCAGCTCGCTTCTGCGCGCGGGGATGCGGCTCTCAAGTCGTATCAGCTCGAAGCCGCCGTAGCGCGTGCTGAGCAGGGGAGAAAAGATTATGCAAAACTGGTTTCCGCGGTGGATCAAGTCGTTGCTGCTGATGTTGACATTGAGCGTATTCGCAGTGATACTGACAGGATGCGCAGGGCATATGAAAGTCGTCTGCGAAAAGCCAGCGCCGCTGCCTGTAACGCTGAGCAGGCAGCAGTTGCCCGATGCGAAAAACTTCTCAGAGAAAGCGTCGGACTTATCGAAGAAGGTCGCAGCCTACTTCTTAGAAACGCCGCAGTTCACGACGCCCTAGTGTCTACTCACGATTAG